AAGCTCAGCAGAATCATGGCTTTATCCGGGGTGACGAGCCTGCTGGCGCCGCTGGCGTGGCAGCCCTTAGGCGACTTAACGACAACGAGCGCGACGCCGGCTTCGGCACAGAGTTCCTTCAGCTTCGGAACAAAGCGGGTGGGTTGGCTCACTTTAGAAAGCTTGCGGATCGCCTGGAGGCGGTCTTGCAGGTTACCTGGATTCCAAGCTTGGGTGGCCACGATATCGGCCTCCAGTTCGCCTTTTCGAAGCCACAACAATATCGCGCTATTGTTGGAAATGAAGCTCGGAGAATTTCGAAACCGCGTATCTTCGCGAAGCCGGCCATATCGGGCCTCCCACGACTTCATGTTGGCAACATTGAAGAAAACGAGGCGTCGCCGGAGTTCTGCGCGGCGCTTGGCATCAGTGAGCCGTCCGCCCGTCGTCGCGCCTGGTGCGGGCACGCGCTCCAACCACTCTCCGCTCTCGTATTCTTCGGCCATGGATACGGCGCGGTCGAGCGCAATGTCGTAGTTGCCTTGCCGCTTGAGCCAGAAGTCGAACGTGCCGCCGACGGCATTTGCGAGGGCCTTCGCCAAGTCCAGATCGATGGCGGTTGAACCGTTGAGGATCCCGCGAACGGCCGTCATTCCGCCTTCGAGTTTGCGGGCCAACTCCCCGGCCGTGACGCTGCGGCGCTGCATGAGGGATCGTAGTGAATCACCCGGCTTCGAGAACCAGTCGGGCGTGAACGGCTGTTCGTCCATCACGGGCACCTCAAGATATCCACAAGCTTCAGTCTTTGAACGCTGGTCCAGTCGACCTTGCCGTCGGGGTCGCGCACGACCCTAGCACCGACAGCGACGAATTCCGCGCGGTAGTCTGACCCAATCGCGAGAAAGAGTGAATCGTGCTCATCGAGCCGGGCTTCCGACCCGAAGAATTCCATCAGAGCATCAGCGTTGTCGAAGGCTTCAGCGTCGGCGATCAGGCTGAGAAGCGCCTGCGCGTGGGCGCTGCCTAGCCGCCGCTCAGCCATCGCGAGACTTGCGCAGCACTCAAGAAGGCCGCGGTTGCCAAAGGAGATAATCAAGCCGTCTGTTTCGCATGTTGCCGAACCTGGGCGCAGTCCTGGGTCCGGACCGTAATCCCGAGCCTATGGCCACCATGGAAGATCACTGTGGTAGCGGCGATCCGAGTGGCTTGGACGCCTGCTTCCGCCGGATCGCCTCGATCCGCTCCCAGTTGCGCCCAAGCTCGCGGTCACCGGCCTCGTTCATGTCGATGCTGGTCGCGCTGCACAGGCTGGCCAATGTGACCATGACGCCACCGACCTCATATTCGGGCCTACCCTTGGGTCTTGAGTAGACATATTCGACGAGAGCGGCGGCGTCGTTACGCGAGCAGCCGTTGGCTTGCGCCAGTTCCAACGCTTCCTCCAGGAAGCGGTGGGTCCGTTCCTGGCGATCTACGCGGACGGAGGGCGGAAAGCATGCGATTAGCCACGCCTCGACGCGTTTTTGATAGGTCTGGTTGGACATCCGCTCATCCGAAGAACTGTGCTGGCGCATCTTACGACTCGGTTCCAGGTGCGAGTCGCATCTAGAATCCTGTCTGGGAATCGGTTGCATGCCCGGAAGGGATTCGCAATGTATGTGTGGACGGCGACAGGACAGGGACGGCGTTCCGGCCAAATGGTCCCACTTGACAAACGGCCCGATTAAGCCGCAAAAATTCCCACACTGCCGACTTCTGTCAGCGGGGACCGCCCGATGCCGACGCGGCCACCCGTGCACCAGCCTTTCGCTAACAGGCCGGGCAAGACCCCTCGCCGAGACTGGGATCCATTCTACCACACGGCCGCATGGCAGAAAACTCGTGCCCGCGTCCTGAAACGAGCCGGCTACCGCTGCGAAATCGCCTTGCCCGGTTGCATCGTGCTGGCGACCACGGCCGATCACATCCGGGCGCGGACCGCTGGCGGCTCGGACGATGACGGCAATCTCCGTGCCTGTTGCGCACCCTGTCACAACCGCCGCCACCCGGAAAAGGGCAGAGCACCGCGCGATTAACGAGGCGCCACCTGTGAGGGCACTGGCCGCAGTCGGGATGGTGTCGGCCGTTCGACCCCCCCTGAGTTAATTTCACGGACGCGCAAGCCGGGTCCGTGTCCGTTCTGGCCCCCCAGGCCTGAAGATTGACCCTCCTATCCCCCCTGGGTCCATCTGCCCCGAAAGGATGTCGGAACGCCGATGCGAGGTCGTAAGCCGATCCCAACCCAACTAAAGGAACTGCACGGCAACCCAGGCAAGACCGCGTTGCCGAAGGCGGAGCCAAAGCCTGTCGGCGATCTGACCGAGCCGCCCGAATGGCTGTCAGCGCAACAAAAGGCCGGTTGGGCTTACGCCTTGCTCAACGCGCCGCCCAGCTTGTTGCGCCGGATCGATCGGGGCGCGCTGGTGGTGTGGGTCGTGGCCGAGGACCTGCACCGTCAGGCGGTCACGAAGCAGAACGAGACCGGGGCGTTGATCGTTCGAGCCTCGGCCAACGGCGGCACGATGCAGTCACCATACCTCCCGGTGATCAACCGCCAGGGCCTGATCATGATGAAGGCGGCGAGCGAACTGGGCTTCACCCCGGTATCGAGGCCACGAGTGTTCGGCGGGGCGCCGCCGCCGTCCGCGCCGCGGCATGGTGCCGACGCGGGCGACGGGGAGGCAGAGGTCGCGCTGGATGACTACCTTGCCTCGCCGCCACCACGGGTCATCAACTAAGCGGCGTGGCCTCGGCCCCGATCGCCGCCCGGCGCTCACTGATGACCCGGTGTCGGCCTACGCCTGGGACGTGCTGCACGATAAGGTGGTGGCGTGCCGGTATGTCCGGCTGGCCTGCGAGCGACACTTTCGGGACATCGCCGAAGGGGCACGCCGAGGTCTGATCTGGCGGCCTGATTGGGCCATCTACGCCATCAGCTTCTATCGCCGCTACCTGCGGCACAGCCAGGGTGAATGGGCCGGTCAGCCGATCCGGTTAGGCCTGTGGCAACAGTTCGTTCACGGCAGCGCCTATGGCTGGTTTCGCAAGGATGGCACGAGGCGGTTCCGCACGGTCTATGAGGAAATCGCCCGTAAGAACGGGAAATCCACCTCGGCCGCTGGTGTTGGCCTTTATGCTCTGGTGGCTGATCACGAGCCCGGCGCCCAGGTCTACGCCGCCGCCACTCGCCGGGATCAGGCCAGGATCGTTTTCGACGAAGCGAAGCGCATGGTTCGCGCGTCGCCCGATCTGGCCGGGTTGGTCGGCGTGTTCAAGTCGAACCTGTCGATTGACCGCACCGATTCGAAGTTTGAGCCGCTGTCGGCCGATGAGCGAACGCTGGATGGCCTTAATCCGCACCTCGTGCTGGTCGATGAGCTGCACCGGCATAAATCGCGGGCCGTGCTTGATGTGCTGGACACCGCCGTTGGGGCACGCCGCCAGCCGATAATCTGGATCATCACCACGGCCGGCGACGATAACCCGGAGTCGGTGTACAGCCAGGAAAACGCCTATGCCATTCAGGTGCTCGAAGGCACCGTGAAAGATGACAGCTACCTCGCCTTCATCTGCACGCTCGACAAAGGCGACGCCTGGGACGATCCCAAAGTATGGGGCAAGGCGAACCCAAATTTGAACGTCAGCGTCAAGCTGGACGATCTCAAGCGGCAGGCGTTGAAGGCCCGGCATTCGCCGTCCGCGCTGGTGGCGTTCAAACGGCTGCGGCTCAACATCCGCACCAGCGACATCACCAGAGCGATCGATATGGAGGTCTGGCGGCAAAACACCGGCGGGCCATTCGACCCGGCGATGCTGCATGGCCGGCGGTTTTACGGGGCGCTCGATTTGTCGTCGAAAATCGATTTGTCCGCCTGGGTTAAATTGTTCCCGCCAGTCGAAGACGATTTGCTGTGGCGGGTGGTGTGCCGGTTCTGGATGCCGGGCGACACGGTCGAGGAAAAGTCCAACCGGGATCGGGTGCAATATCAGCGGTGGATCGATGACGGGCTGGTCGAGGCGACCGCCGGCAACATCATCGACCACACCGAAATTGAATCGGCCGTGCTTGAGGATTGCCGATTGTTTGAGCCTCGGTCGATCGCCTACGACCCGTGGAACGCCACACAACTGGCCGTGGCGCTGGCCGGCGAAGGCCTGCCGATGTTCGAATTCATTCAGGGCATTCGCAGCTACACGGCGCCGACCAAAGAGCTTGAGGCGATGTTGCTGGCCTGCAAACTCGATCACGGCGACAATGAAGTGCTGGCCTGGATGGCGAGCAACCTGCATGTGCAGACCGACAAAAACGACAACCGCATGCCGTCGAAAAAGCGCTCGACCGGGCGCATTGACGGCATCGCCGGCCTGATCATGAGCATTGGCCGGTCCATGGTGGATGAAGGCCCGTCCTACCTCGAAGAGAACGAGGCGCTTTCGTATTGAGGTGGCCACCATGCGAGCGATGTGGATCAACGGCGCCTGGGATCAGGTCGCATTCGGCTGATGGCCCGACCGCCCGTTTTACAGCGTATCGGCACTGCCTTTAAGGCACTGCGCGGTGCCGAGTTCAAGGTCGCCGGCTCGTACTTCGACGAGATCGCCGAACTGCTCACCTTGCACCGCCGTAGCAAAAGCGGCGTATCGGTCAACATCGAAACGGCGCTGCGGGTGGCGACGGTGCGCGCCTGCACCAGGGTCATCGCCGAGGGCCTGGCACAGATCCCGTGCAAGCTGACCCGACGCTATGACGATGGCAGACGGCAGGCGGCGCGCGATCTGCCGCTTTACAACCTGCTGTATCGCCAGCCGAACGACTGGCAAACCGCCTTCGAATTTCGTGAAATGATGCTCTACCACGGAGTTTTGGCCGGCAACGGCTACGCTTACATCAACCGCGACGGCAACGATCAGGTCACCGAACTGATCCCGCTCACGCCGAACCGCTGCAAGGCGGTGCAGGACGCCAACACGGTCGTCACCTACCAGCTTCGTTCGGCCACTGGGGAAACGCTGGTGCTGCCGAAAAGCGCGATTTTTCACATTCGCGGGGCGAGTTGGGATGGCGTGATGGGCATGGAGCCGGTGGCGATGGCCCGCGAAGCGATCGGGTTGGCGATGGCGGCCGAGGACAGCCAGGCCGCGCTGCACAAGAATGGCCTGCAAACCTCCGGCATTTTGTCGTTTGAGGCGCCGCTGACCGAGCCGGCCCGCAAGCGGCTTAAAGAGCGCATCAAGGAATTCAAGGCTGACGATGACGACAGCGTTCTGATCCTCGATCAGGCGGCGAAGTTTGAGAAGACCACGATGACCGGCGTGGATGCTCAGCACATCGCCACGCGGAACCATCAGATCGAGGAAATTTGCCGGGCCATGCGGGTGTTCCCGCAAATGGTTGGATACTCGGCCAACACGACCACGTACGCCTCCGCCGAACAGTTTTTCATGGCTCACGTCGTTCACACCCTGGCTCCCTGGGCCGAGCGGTGGGATCAGGCCGTGGCGCGTGACCTGATCGGCTTGCAGGCGGACGGCCCGGATTACGAACTGGTCTGCAAGCTCTCCATGCAAGGCCTGATGCGGGGCGACAACGCCAGCCGTTCAGCCTTCTATGCTTCGGGAATTCTCAATGGCTGGCTCACGCGAAACGAGGCGCGCGACCTCGAAGACATGCCGCTGCTACCCGGCCTCGATACGCCGCTGCAACCGCTCAACATGGCTCCAGTGGGGCAAACGGATCCAGCCCCCGACCCGGCGCTGGCGGCGGCGATCACGCGCGAGTTGCTGATCGAATTCGGCTCGTTCACTGATCCCGCCCGGCTGGAGACCAAGGTGGGAATGCTGTTGCTGGCGGCGAACGAAAATCGCATGCGCGACGCCCGGCTGATGATCGAGGACGTGATGGCGCTGCTAGGCCAAAGCGCGGCCTGATGTGTCGGCCGCGCTATCGATCGAGACCGCTCTGTCCGGTTTGCTCGCCGATCTGCGCGCGGTTTCGTTCGCCTACAGCGATGATGAGGCGCGCGACGATCAGGGCTGTTGGACCGACGGTGGGAGCGGCAAGGCCGGGCATCTGCCGACAACGATGGTCGACGGCAAGCGGATGGCCGCCGATGGCTCGGAATTGCCGGGCCACATTCAGGCTTTGCGGGTGCCGCCGGCATGGCATGACGTCACCTACAGCCCGGACCCAAACGCGCCGCTTCAGGTGCTCGGCAAAGACGGGAAGAGCCGCACCCAGGCGATCTACTCGGCCGAGTTCACCCAGCAACAGGCTGACGCGAAGTTTCAGCGGGTGAGCGAACTGGATGGCCGGTTCGACGAGATTTCGGCGCGCAACGCGGCGGCGCAGGCCTCGGACAATCCCCGCACCAGAGCCACGGCCGACGCGACCGCGCTGGTGATGAGCACCGGCATCCGGCCGGGCAGCGATGGCGACACCGGAGGCGCGGTGAAGGCCTATGGGGCGAGCACGTTGGAAGGTCAGCACGTCATCGCTGGCGACGATGGCAGCGTGAGCCTGCGGTACACCGGCAAGCACGGCGTCGCCTTGAACATTCCGGTGAATGACCCGGCGGTGGGGGCGATGTTGCTCGATCGGAAGGCGGCGGCTGGCGACGGCGGGCGGCTGTTCCAAACCAGCGACGCGGCGATGTTGGCCCATGTGAACGACCTCAGCGACGGCGATTTCAAGACCAAGGATTTCCGCACACTGGTCGGCTCTCGCACCGCTCAGTCGGCGGTTGAAAGCATGCCGATTCCGACCAACGCCAAAGACTACAAGGCCTCGGTGATGTCGGTCGCCAAGGTGGTGTCGAACAAATTGGGCAACACGCCAGCGGTGGCGTTGACCAGCTACATCAATCCATCGGTGTTCGTGCCGTGGCGGGTGGCGGCATGAGCGGCACCCTGCCTGACGTTTACTTCGGCCCGGTCGATGAGCCGCCGGGCGATTGGCGCACAGCGCCGATCGAGGATCCCGACGACGATCTGGTGCCGGCGACTACCGACGTGATCGGCATGCTCGGCTTCGACCCGGCCGACCTGGAGGACGAAGCCGAACCGGCGACCGCTCTCGCCGATCTGCTCGGCACGCTTCGTGCCACGCGCGCCGCTGGCCCGGTCGAAGAGGCACGGGACGACCAGGGCCGCTGGACGGCGGGCGAGGTCGATGTCCTGGGCACGACGGCGCACATCAACCCGCGAACCAGCGACACGGCGCGGATGCTGGAAGCCGGTTCGCCCCGCGATAGGAGCAAACCCCCGGCCTCAGTCACGCTGCGGGCGCTGAGCGAACCCGGCCGAACGGCTATCTGGCCGGCCGAACAGGCGTTGCACGATCCCATGGGCAAGGCGCTCAACTTCGACAAGAGCGCCAACCGTTACATGATCAAAGCGTATCCCGGCAGCGCCGACCAAATGCGGCCGTATCAGGTCGGGCGGTTCAAGGTCAGCGTCGAGGACGGCGAGGGCAATCACCCGGCACCGGCCGCGATGAGCCCGGAACTGCGAACCGCGCTCGGCATCGTTCGGCGCGCGGCGCTGGCCCAGGCACTGCTGTCATTTTTGTTGCGCGGCCGACGCCGCCGCTGACATCCGAAAATCTGGAGGCTGATACATGGCTTTCTCGGTGCATGACACGGGGCGGCGGTCCGCGCTCGCGAACATTGGCCACGGCAACGTCGATACGACCAGCCCGTGGTCATTCACGGCGGCGGACGGCAATGCGCTGCTGGGCACCGATGGCAACGACACCGCCAGTTATGCCAAGGCGCATCTTGGCATCGACCCGATGAACCCGGACCCGCTGAACAAATTCGCTTACCCGGTGGCCAAGGGCGGCATCGTCTATCGCTCGGGCCTCGCCGCGGCGAGCCACAACGCCAGCAACGCCGGCGACAATGAAGTGGCCGACGTCGCCGATGGCATGATCGACATGATGGATGGCGGCACGACATCGAGCGGCGACACGCCCGACACATGGTCGGCTTATCCGTTCGAATACAAGCTGTCGGAAGCCACGCCGGGCACCTTCGAAGGCTACGCCTCGGTGTTCAACGTCAAGGACGACAACGGCGATCTGATTCTGCCGGGCTCGTTCGGCCGCACGCTCGCCGCTTCCCAGGCCTCCGGTCGCAGCGTGAAAATGTTCGTCAACCACGCCGGTTTCGCCACCGGAACGGTGACGGCGAACGATCTGATCCCGTGCGGTGTGTGGACGGCGCTCAATCAGGATAGCAAGGGCCTGGAAGCCAAGGGCCGGCTGATCGCGCTCGACACCGACCGGGGCAAGTCGATGTACGCGGCGCTCAAGGAACGCGCTTTGTCCGATATGTCGATCGGCTACAAGGCGACCAATTTCACCCGAGGCACGACGGCGGGCGATCCCCGCCGTTCGATCAGCGAACTGTCGCTCTATGAGATCAGCCCGGTGTTTTACCCGGCCAATCCCGAGGCGCGGATTACGTCGGTTGCCTCGCTCATGCGCGGCGGCGATCCCCGCGACATTCGGTTTCTGGAACGAGTCCTGCGCGATGTCGGACTCTCTGGACGCGAAGCCAAGGCGGTTCTCGCCGGTGGCTTCAAAGCGATGGTTCCGCCGCGTGACGCGGGCGCGAGCAATTCGCTCGACGGACTGCTGGGCGCCCTGCGCCAGGTCAGCGGTCTTTCCCGCTCAACTTAAACGCGAAGGAAAACGAAAATGCCCGATGGCATGAACGTCGATCCGAAGGTGATCGAGGACATCGGTCGCGAGGTCAAGGCGATCGGAGACAACTGGAAGGGCCTGCAAACCTCAATGCAAAGCGATCTCGCCGCCGTGCGGAAGATCGCCGAGGACGCTGGCGGCAAGGTCGGCCCGGAGGTGAAGGCCCAGATCGATGCTTACGCGGCCTCGGTCATCACCAAGCAGGAGGCCAGCGAAACCGCGCTCTCCAAGCGGCTCTCCGGCATCGAAACGAGGCTCGGCCGCGTTGGCCTGGGTTCCGGCGGTGGCGGTGACGATGAGGCCAAGACGCGTGCCGGTCAGCGGCGGTTTCACATTCTCACATTGGCCAGCCACGGCGCGCTCAAGCCGGGTGTTGCGATCAAGGATGACGATATCGATTTCGCTGCCATCCAGGCTTACGAAGACTCGTTCCCGCTATACCTGCGGCGCGATGAGCGTGGCGTCGAGACCAAGGCGCTCCAGGTCGGTTCGGACCCGGATGGCGGCTATTGGGTGCCGGACCAGATGTCGGCCCGGATCATCACCCAGGTCTACGAAAGCAGCCCGGTGCGGCAGATCGCCACCATCGAAAACATCAGCACCGACGCGTTGGAGGTGCCGAACGATCTCGGTCAGGTGGATGCGGGCTGGGTCGGCGAGCAAGAGGCGCGCCCAGTTACCGGAACGCCTGGGACCGGCGTGTTGCGTATCCCGGCGCACGAGATGTACGCGCAACCGCAGGCCACTCAGAAGTTGCTTGAAGACGCCTCGATCGATGTGGCGGCGTGGATTTCCAACAAGATCGCGCAACGCTTCTCCCGCGTGGAGGCGACCGCCTTCGTCGCCGGCACCGGGGTCAAGCAGCCGCGTGGCTTCCTGACCTATCCCAATGGCACGTCGAACAACGGCCAGATCGAGCAAATCCACAGTGGCCAGGCCGCCACGTTGACGGGCGACAGCCTGATCAACCTGACGTTTGGGCTCAAAGACCCGTACTTGCCCAACGCCATGTTCCTGATGCAGCGCAACTCGGTTGGCC